TGAGTATATCACTGTAGGGTGAACTTATCGTCGTCTGTCAGACCATCAGCACCCACCTTGGAGTTGTAAGCCTCCAGACCCTCAGCCAGTCCGCCCAAGATGTTAACGTCAGGGGTCAGCTTAGAGATTTGGAACTTATGGCGCTCCAGTAGTTTACCAATGGCGTTGTACAGCTGAGGGGTCCGCTTCTCGGGATTCTTCAGGTCCATGAGCATCTGCTGAGCCATCTCAGTGTCTAACATTTCGAGGAACTTAATCAGGTCCATGTTTTACTCCTTATTAGCTTTCTTCCAGTCAATGATTTTGTCGACTACCTTGGCACCAATCTGAACCACTGTGTAGGCGATTGCCGCGACGTAGAACCACTCGTTGAGTGAGAGACCCCAGAAGAGTCTCGCTACGCCATCGGCCCCAGCGACCCCCGCAATGGGAGCCGCCTTGATAACTTCGTTGTTGAAGTCTAGGGATAACATACTGCCCCCTTATGTTATGAAGTGGTAGGGACTGATTACCTGAGGTTGGCCTTTCGAACCAATTGGCGTTGTGAATAACCAAATCTCAGATTCACCATCCTTAGTAATGCCAGCATTGGGTCCACCGTGTCGACAGTTGTACAGGTACACCCGAGCCTTACCTGCAACACCGCCCTGACCAGCAGCAAATGATGCCCCTCCGAGGTAGTTACCCTCACGTGAGCTATCGCGGGACGTACAGTTGAAGTTGCATGTTACAGTTCCCTCGTGAACATCGTGTACCACCCTGCCGTAAGTCTCGTAGTATTCACCTCCCATTCGAATACCTACAGCGCCGTCATGTGCGGTTGAGCCATTATTGTTAGGGAGCATGTCGAACCCTGAGCGTCTCCCGATACAGTTTAACTCAATGAACCAAGGCTTAATGCCTAGGCCGAACACGTCCGAGTGATAGTTCCATGCATCCTGCATACCGTACTCTGCAATACAACCAACGGCAACAACGTTGTATCCCCTGCTGTTGAATGAGTTTTCAGTACAGGTTAGCCCGAACTTGCAGTTGTTCAAGCGGAGCACGGCGCCTGCCTTACTGGCATCCATAACCTCAGCGTGGAACCCTCGGAAGCTGTAGCGGAACTCCACGTTCTCGATGTAAACATTGGAGTTATCCTGCACACGCCCGTTGGTAATCTGGAGAATCAACTTAACGTTAGCATCAGGTGCTCGACTGTCGTTCAGTTGGAACGTTATGGTCGACCCGCTGACGAAGCTACGACCCGGACCTACTTCAGCGAGAGACGCGACGTTTGTCAGTACCTGCTCATGGCCGTACTTATCGACAACACTCTTATCGACAATCCTGAATGCAAGGCCCTGAGTGGCTGAGTAAACACCGGGTCTACCTTCGACTGGGGTGAACGTGACTGACTCCGCCTCACCGGATAACACCGGGCGCTGGTCCCCGTACCCAATAATGTCTACGTCCCGGTCCACGATGGAAACGTTCCACGTGTAATCGCGAGTGTATGGTGTTGGGCCGCCTTTAATCTTGATGACCCTAGCTGGCGGGTTCTGCTCGATAGCTTTCTTTATGCGCTGGAATGGTTTATCTACGGAGCCATCCCCGGACGTATCGCTACCAGCAACAATGTCCACATGATAGGTTAGAGAGTCCGACGGTGCCCGGTAGGCAGTGATGTCGTAGTCAGTATAGAACTGCACACCTCCAGCCGGACTGTAAGAACTCATAATGTTGAATCTCTCAGTTATTCTGGCCAGCTCAGACGGTAACCACGTGATAGTTATTGGGTCGTTCCCCATGATAAATGCACTCCTATTCAAGCTCCCAACAACTTCCGCCAGACTGCCCTCCCTTACGTGTGCAACAACTGGTTTACCATCCGTTGGGTATGAGGTTACAGGGGAGAACGTACCGTCACTATTGGCAACAATCGCTACAGTGGACGATGTTAATTGTACTACCGAGGATTTCCCTTGAAACCGGGCATCTCCGTGCAAGAACACCCCTCCGTTAAGTTCTACATTGGTTGTCCCCTGAATAACCCACCAGTCAGGGGCCACGAGGACCCCGTTAAGTGAGACAAACAGTTCATCAAACGCTTGTTGGACGGTGCGCCCATCCTTGAGCACACCAATTGTTGAGCCTTTCGGCTGATTCAGGTTGTTTAACATATGGTCTCCTTATGCTTAGAACTCTTCGAATTTAATCCGGTACCAGCCATAGCCGCCCTGATACTTGTAAAGGTACTTACCAACTGCATCAAAGTACTCGGCACCGTGATAACCCGGAGATGTCCGAGTTGCGGGTGGAGATGTGATGCCAGTATGGGATGCAGTGATGCCGCCATATCCTACTATCACGGCCTGCGCAGTGTTGATGAAGAACACCCGAATAACATTGGGAAGCCACAGTTTGAAACTCTTCTGGTCAGGACACAGAAGGTCGGAACCATGTGTTACAGACACCTCTGCGGCAGATAGCCGAATGTCCACTGTCTTCCCTACTAGGCTAGACGCGCACGTTATCCTTGTAATCTGGGAGGTGTTTGGTAATACACTAAGAGAAACGTTGACGGTGGACCCAGCTACAGGAGCCTGAGTTACTGTAAGCGTTCCACCCGAGAATGTTACACCGTTAGATTGAGACATCCCAGCTGAGGCTCCTGCGTTCCCGATAATAGTGGAGTAATCCGGGCGGAAATACTGCGAATACCCAGAGGCAGTCCAGCTTGCTGCTGATTGTAAGGTTTCCCCAGAACTTCTAATGGTGGACATTTTCGATGTAGACTCGAAGCCATAAACTGGATTTGTCGCACCGTCCAGCCAGTAGTTGTTGCAAGAGCTGAGGAAGTAAGCGTTCGCAAGTGTTGATTCGAACTGGAACACAGGTGTCGCCTTATCGGAATCAACAGCGGTACCAACCTTGGAGGCTGAGTATGTATTTCCGTGGTGGTGGAAGCCTTGTACTCCACCGACCTCTAACTGCCCTCTCGGTGTACGCCCTGTGGTGTAGCGTGACTGCACGTCATTGTTGACAAAGTGTAGTCTACTCACATCCTTACAGTACAACGCCCTGTAGCTATTCAGGTGGTTTCCTTCTATGCGGAACTGCGGTGGGAGGTAGTTCTGGCTGTTTAATCCGTCATTTCGTATGGAAATCGCAGTGTCGTCACTGAGGAGTTCGCACCCAAACACAAGAAGTCCTTCACACCCAAACGCCCCCTTGTTGCTAATGGTAATTGCGTCGTAGGTGGTAAATATCTCACAGCCTACAATTTGGTTACCCATGGCGTGGGCATACTGACCTCGGTCCTTAGAAGCCTCTATATGAATACCATACACGCCCTGAAGGAGGCACCGATAGAATGTCGAGAGGTTAATGGCTGAGCCGTGGATTGCGTGTCCGAACTTACCGCCGCCAGATTTAAACCCAACCTTTAGGTCCGTCACAGAGCACGATTTATCCAATGTGTCATCCTTTAACCGGATGGCTGCTACACTAGATGCATCTAAGCCAAAGGCCCAGTCGGCCATAATTCGCGCACCGTTCGCTGTGATGTTCAGGTGCTGCTTATTAATGTCGATATTGATTACATCATGTGGCGAGTAGCATGTAACCCAAGCATCTGGTGCGAACACAAGCCGGAGACCCTTGCTCAAAGTGATATTGGCTGCACGCTCTGAGGTGTACCTGCCAGCTGGGATTAAGATTGTACCGCGCCCATTAGACATAGCAGCAGCAGCAGCAGCCTCCAAGGCGGCCCCAAAGTTAGCGTAAGGCGTCTTATGGTACTCAAGGATTGATACTGAGTTCATGGCGTCGAGTCGCTCCTGCACGGTCATTCCATTTAAGGTTCCAATGCCAGACGCACCAACGGTAGACGCCAGCATGGATTCTAACGGAACGCTCGACTCCGTGGTCATGGCCATTAAGAAGTCACCCTTCTCCAGAGGCTTAACTAGGGAGATGCTCTGAGTATTAAGGTCGAACTGGTAGTGGTATCCCACCTCCTGACGCGAGCCGTTAACCTCAATGTACGGCACAGCGTACGTGCGGGTCGGTTTATCAATGGTAATAACGTTCTCACCACCATTTGCAGACCCTAAGTTATACACCCACGCCACCCCACGCACAACCGACGTGTCGTCTGCAAACTTCTCGATGTAGTCGTGAAGCTCTCCCTCTAGGTCCTTCATGTCCGATAGGATTCCACCAGCCTCCCCTAGAGTGGTGTCAAGCTGGTCCTTGTTCACTGCATCCGTCCCGGCGATACCCGGTGCCAACCTTACGATTCTACGGTTGCGCGCATCAAGGTTCCCAGCGTCATCCTGTGGCATGGCCATAAGCGCCGCGTCACGTGCTTCCTCTGCGATATGTGCCGACTGTATTTGAGATACGTTAAGGTCGGCTGCACGGAGAACCGAGCCATCGCTGAAGTCAACGATTCGCTCAGACGCTGAGGTGAACCTGCGGATTTCCACACGGTCGAACCCAGTGGTCTCCACGAGGAGTTTCACTCTGGTCTTAGACACGTAGCGGTACTCAGTGATATTGCTCAGCAGTCTTCGGTTGTCGTCGGATACCAGCGACACACGGACAAACTTACGGGACAGGTAGTCGAACGGGATGTCGAACTCAGTGGCCCCTACTGGGTACTGAATGACTGTTTTAATGTCTTGGTCCATTGTGACCTCCTTTAGTTGAATGAGAAGGGAAACCGCTGGGTCTCCCTATAGTGTGTCCTAATTAGTTAGGCTTAGGCTGTTGCTTGATGGTGACCCCGTTAGCCTCATAGATTTTCATGATGAGTTGTTGGGTCAGTGGGTCATTGGGTACAAGCTCCTTGGTGGAGTTCATCAGGCCAGTCATGTAGTCACGCTCAGTCGGCTTATTGGGTGCTGTAGCAACACCATAAGCGTTCTTAGCGGTCGCAATGACGTTCCCTACGTAACCCAGCGCTGGGACCTGAGACCCCAAGTTACCCGCAAGGTTGCTCGACTCGGCTCGACCTTTGGACGCTCCGTCTTTCTTCTGGAACTGTTCCTCCTTAGGTAAGATGGTGGAGCGCAGCATGTTGGCGTCTTGGAACCCAGCGGCACCTGCAATCATCGAGGCGATGGACAGCGGGGCACCAGTGTGGGAACTTCGAGTCAGCGCTGCGTAGCCCAGCATGGTAGGGTTCAGGGCTTTCTTCAGGTAGTCCTTACGTTGAGACTCTTGGAGGCCGTAAGCCTTCACGTGGGCCTGCATCGCAAAGTAAGTCCCGGCGATACCCAGAGACAACACGTGGGTCAACGCCATGTCGATAGCGCGGTTGTTCTTGTAGCCCTCATAGAAGGACCGGATGAACTTAGCGTTGAGTGACTTGATGGTGAAGTTCTTGAACTGCATAGCCATCTTGACACCCGCACCGTACGCCTTGGAATCCTGCTGGGACACCTTGTGAGGGCGCAGCATGGTCTCATCGGCAACCTTATCGGCAAGACGCCACAGGTCCATCGCTCTCGGGTCCTGACTGAAAGCCTTCTTGTCCTTGATGGTGAACTGACCGTTAGCGTCACGAGTCGCGTGGTCGACAAAGAGTTGCTTGATTCCCTTCCACTGCTCAGGACTGATAGAGGCAGCTTTGAGGAAGTTCTCTTTGCCAAACTTGGAACCCTTACCGCCTAGGGCCGCACCAGCCACATCACCGAGCACACCCTGACGGGCAGTGTCCAGAATATAGTTGGCCGTACCGTTCAGCATCTTGGTCCAAGGAGAACGCGCCGACAGCTCCTGAGTGCCGAACTTAATGGTACCAATGACTGACGCCAGGGCCCCACTGGTATCGGAAGCCTCACGGATTCTCTGCACGATGTCCTCACGCCCCGGACGGATTAACTGGTCGAGTTCCTTACCGAACAGCGCCCCATGGAGTTCACGGAGTTCACTACCGGACACCGGAGAGGTTCTGGTGGCTAGGTCACGCAACGTCGGGATACCGTGGAGCATCGCCTTAACGTTACCCTTAGCCAACATCCCAGCAATCTCTGTGAGGTTCTGCGGACCCATGTAGAAGTTCTTAGCGAAGAACGCTAGGTCATTCAGGGTGCGCATAGCAGTCTCAAAGGCTGTATCGTTGTTGCGGCGAGCACGTCCAGTGAGAATCTTAACGGTGTCCTTCAGTGCTTCCACTTCACCCTTCAGTTGTCCCTTGCGTTCGGCCCGCTTGTCTAACGCCATGATTTCGTCCTTGAGCTGCTGCGTGGTCTTACCGCTACCACCCATGATGGAGATATCACCGTTAACTCGACGGTCATACGCTGGGATAATCCGTGCCATGTCGAAGTCCCTCAGGTCGTTGACGCTGAAGGTTGACCCATCCGGCAAGGTAACCGGGATGTCGCTGTCGAACATGTTACGGGCCTCAAGGAACGAGTTGTTCTCAATACCGACCAGACCTGTAATGTTGTCGTCAATGACACTGGATGCCGTGAAGTCCTCAGTGTGGCTGATACCGTACGCCTTATCCATAGCGTGCTTCTGGACCACCTCAGGTGTCACTTGGTCAACCGACTTGTAGCCGTTGAGTTCCATCAGGTACTCGTCGACACGTGCCTTGACCTCAGGTCGCACTCGATAACTGGTAAGCCAGCTCTGAGCGATTGCCTGTTGGAGTCCTTCAGGTCCGCCCAGCTTCTGCATCATCAGTTCCTTGGCACCCCTGTCGTACACGTTAGGCACATAAGTACCCTTGTGTCGACTACCGGGGAAGATGCTCACGGCGTTAGCGTTACCGAAGATACCCGGCTGTTCCATCAGCTCACGCTTGGTGTCGAAATGCTCTTTCAGCAGGTCCATCACCTCACGTTCGCCTTTGGTCAAATCAGCCTGTAACTCTGGGCGCTCAATCGCCAAGGCAGCACGCTTGTAGACTTCCTGACGGACGGCTCTGCGTGACATCTTCTGCTCACCCACGGAGAACTCTGGGTCCTTCATGGCACGGTCAACAGCGTCATACAGTTGGTTATACATCCGTTGGTCAGTCGCATGGAGCCGCTCATGGATGTCCGAAGCGGTCGCACCGAACTTACCACTAGACCCTGATTGCATCCCTGTGGGAGAGCGCACGAGGTCCTGAGCGATTGCACGAACACCAGCATCCTTGGACCCTAAGGTCTTCAGGCCAATCTCAGTGAACCCACCGAGCTTGATACCGGGAGCTGCACGCTCTGGGTCAATCTCTGCGAAGTCACGTTGAGTCCTCGGGTTAAGCGGGTTGGTATCACTCAGGATGGAACCATTGGCCAGAACCACTGCGCCCTCTTCGGTCGGGTGGTCGGCAAACGGAACACCTCTGTGGTCCTGCTCGAACGAGAAGTTCTCTGGGGGTAGCATCGAGGTGTCGTGACCGCCAGTGTTGATGGCAGTCTCTCGTGCTTCCATACGGAGTGCTGGCCCAGCGAACTCATTCACAGACTCGACGCCACGTGCCTTACGGATACCAGCGGCCACAGCGTCACTAAGGGCGGACATGCCTGCACCGAACAGTAACCCACCGAGTGCCGCATCAGCGTAGTGAGCTTCGCCACCAGCTACCGACGTACGGATTCCCTCAGAGGCAACGCTGAGTGCCCCAGCCTGTGCGCCTACTCGCAGGGCCTTATTGACCACCTTGAGTCCCTTCCCGGCCACGCCGACCAGAGGCACATAACTAAGCGGGTCAACACCAGCACCAACGATACCAGCAGCGAGTTTCGCCCCAGTACCAGCCTCAGCGGCCCGTTGGTCAGCCTCGAAGTTATCCTTGGCCAGCTTGATGAGTGCATCCCAGTTCTCACCGTCACCACCAGTCACCACACCGTAGTAGCTCGGAGGTAACCCAGAGTCGCGCAGCTTCTGTAGGTCTTCCTTGGAGGGAACATAGGAGTTCCAGCGAGTCGGGGTCAGCGTGTCCTTGAACACATCGTACCCGTCGTCAGCACGAGCAGCACGGAAGGCAACACCCAAGGTTGAGTTCTGAATCTGAGCCTCAGCGGCATCACCGAACCCGAAGAAGGTGGACCGAGCGTTATACTCATCGAGAGTCGTTCCGGTCTTCTCCCAGAAGTCCTTAGCGTATGGTACGTTGGGTGCAGGTTGCTCCACGCCCTCTACGTCGAACCCATGGGACTCCGGCAGCTCAGTACCAACTTTACCAGCCTTAGCGATGCCCTTGAAGGCATCCTCTGCGGGAATCCCTTTACCCTTTGGGGTGATACCACCGAACGCCTCCAGTGCGCCTGAGTTCGGACTCTTGGCCACATCCAGCAGCTTGCGCATGTAGTTACGACCTTCCTCCGAGATAGACCCGAAGTCTCCCTTGTCGTACGCTTGTAGCTGGGGAGCACCCGCTGGGCCTTCCCCTTGGTTGTACGCTAGGGCAGCTTTCAGCTCATCCCCGTTGTACTTCTTGACGAGACTTGCAAGCAGCTTAGCGCCAGCGTCAATGGCTAACTCAGGGTTGTAACGCCCATCGTCATCACCATCGGTCACGTTAAGGCCCATAGCGCGGGCCGTGTTGCGGGTGAACTGCATGATGCCCTTAGGGCCAGTCTTAGAGACGGCCTTAGGGTTGAAGGATGATTCGTTAAACGATAACTTACGCAGGAGGTCATAGGAGACCCCATGAGAGTCTGCTGCCTTCTGGAAAATGCCATCGTAATCGCTAGGTTTGGACTTATCGTAGCTCATGTTGTCTCCTTAATGATTATTGGTCGCCACCTCCATAAATGAACTTCGGAGTGGCTTTACGTTTCGCACGGACACGCTCACCAGCGGCCTTACGGGCCTGAGTGGCTGCGGAGATAGGTGCACGCTTGGTTGCTTCCTTCAGTGCCTTCTCTTCGGCTTCCTTGGCCAGTCGCTGCTGCTGTTCCTGATAGGTTCGAGTCAGTAGCTCCTTGTCGTAGCGTATGCGGACAGTACCAGTGGTGTCCATCATGTAGATAGAGTCACCCTGCTGGTACATCGTCAGCTGCTTGTTGGTCACCCAAGGGTTAGCCGCGATGATTCCCTTACGGGCTTCTTCTAGGATGTCTCGGCCTTGCTCCCAGCTCTTAGGGTCATCGCTTACCTGTAGGGCGTTCTTAGGGATAATACCAATGGTATCACCGTCCATGTCATCACCTTTGAAGGTCACAGTGGATTCCTTAAGAAACTTGTCAACCTGCTGCATGGCACCATCACTGTTACCTGTGCGGTACTTGAAGCTGTCGTAAATCTTACGGGCCATACCATCCAGACTTGCTGGGATACGGGACAGCTCTGGGGACTCTGAGTTGTTCTTCAGGGACGCCCACGCTTTATCATCCTCGTACTGCATCTCTTTGGTGAGACTGCGGCGGGAACGGTCAGCGTCGATGAGAATCTGTGGGTCAATGCCCTGCTTATCCATCATGTCCATCGTCAGGAACAGGTCAGCCTTGTCTGGGTACAGCGCAGCGAAGAGGTCCGGGTCGGTGTTGCGCATGGTGCGCAGCTTGTTTAACGCTGTGGTGTCCTCAGGTAACTTACCGTTAATCACAGCGGCAGACCACTCAGACCCGGCGTCGGTTACCATCTGGCCCACAACGGTACGGAAGGCTCCACCCTCTGAGTCTGCCCGTAGGTAGCTCAGCTTCATGCGGTCCTTCTGTTGCTCCGTGAGCTGCATCTGGTCAATCTCAGCCAGCTTACCGTTGGCATAGTTCACCATGTCACTGTGAGTGAACTCGCCAGTGTTCTCGTTGGTCGGCATGTCCTTGTAGCTGGTGGACACGTACTGACCGTTGATGCGCTTGGTGAACTGCTGGTCGATGACCTGATTCTTGTTGATGGTCTTCTGACGCTTGTCCATCTCCTTGGCTGCTGCTTGAGCCTCCTGACGGAAACGGGCCTGCATCTGCTCCTCGGCCTGAATCAAACGCTCACGCTCTGGGGTCATCTGCTCACCGGGCTGTAGACGGTCAAGTTCCGCTTTGGCACCCTGAAGCATCTCCCAGCCCTTGCTGGTATCGTCTTGGTTCAACGCGCTGGTAATCCCAAGGCGGAAACCTTCAGACAACTTAGCGTCATTGTCGAACTGAGTCGACTGGGCCTTGACCATCAGGGCGTTCCATTGCTCCTCACCCATGAGTTCCTTGTAGGTCGTGGTCTTCCCGTTAAGGGTGACAGGACGGCCCTCAAGGCTCTGTAAGAAGTTGGTCGCACCCGGACGCTGAATGACGTCGTTAAGGGACCCAATGATGACCTGCTGAGCCTGAGCATCGCTTGGGATACTACCGGTCTTCAAAGCGTTGTCGATGTAGCGCTGGAAGAACTCGCCGGACTCCGGGCGGACCAGAACCTGAGGGTCCTTAAGCACGCCTGACAGCTCAACCTTCGAGGCCAGTATGGCACCCTTCTGGGCTTGCTCGCTTAGGAACGCATCGTGCTTACCATACAGCGAGATGTTACGCTCGGTGATGTTCGCGTTGAACCCTCTCTGGAACTCTGAGTCCTCAGGGTTAATCATGAACTGGTCAGCATACTCGTTGGCACCTTCGGTCAACCGCTTGTGGCGGTACTCTTCCATTTCGGCACGAGTACGAAACTCACCGTTCTGCACACGCTGGGCCACATCGTCGTCAATGAGGAACGCTGCGTTACGCCCAGTCTTGAACCGTAGGGCCTCCATGGCGTAAGGGTCATCTTGATACAGGAGGGTCCCGTTCTTAATGGCCTCTCGGCGCTGCTCGGGGGTCAACTTGCGGATAATCTCATCGGACCGCTCATCGGCCTTATCGCGTTGACGTTTATCGTATGCATCAGCCGCTTCACCCATCGCTGTCCCAAATTTCGCTAGGGACTGCACTAGGTTGGACTGCTTGAATCCTTCCTGCTGGATGGTCACCGGGCGATACTGCATTGATGCGGAACCACCACGGATACGGGTAGACCCAGCCTGCGGCAGTTGGCTTAATGCTTGTTCTAATTTACTGGCCATTACTTACCTCCTACCTTAGTACCTTGGGCCTGACTTATCGGTGCCTTGGTGCCCTTACTGTCGAACGCACCGGAAGCGTATGAGGATGCTGCCTGCGAGGTCATGACCGACAGCGGGTCTAGGACCTGAGCCAACTTGGACTTGCCCTTACCTTCGGCCTTCTGCATGGACTTAACTTGGTCGATGGTCGACTCAGAGTTTCCAAGCTGTTGAGCGAACAGCGACGCATAGTCTCTACGGTAATTATCGGTGACCGCGTTGGCCTCCCGTATGTATTTACCCTCTTCGATTCGACTGATACGGTCCATACTGGCTCCCTCAAGGTTTCCCTCTCCGATAGCTGCACGGATTGTACCCATGGCCTGAACCTTGTCGAGATTCTTAGCGGTCAGGTCCGCACTGGCTTCTTCCAGCTTCTGCTTCTGCTCAAGGCTGGCGTTAGCGTTCTGAATGTTTGACTCTTTAATCATCTGGGCAGACTGTCGGCGCATCTGGTCATTCTGGAGGCCAATCATCTTGGCTTCGCTGCGAGACTGACCGATAGCTTGTACTGCCGTCATTGCGATAGGAATAGATGCCATCCAGCACATAGTTACCTCCTCGTTATGGTGAACAGTTGGAACTTCCCACCCTGAGTGTACTCCTCATGGAATACAGCACCGATGGACTTAAGGAACCGCTTGTGAGGACCGTTACCGACCCACACGAAGTTCCACAGGGATGGATAAACATTTAATAACATGTCCCTGTACTCCACGATTCTCTCACGGAACTCCAGCTTGCCAGCCCTGTCGAGTCTCCACACTTGGTCGCTCGTGACGAACCAGCACTGGTCTCCGCAGTGTCCACCTATAGCCAAAGGAAAACCATCGTGGTCTAACGTGACACACTCAGTAACCGCTGGGAACGATGGTTCTATACCCATGGCCTGTGCCTCAAGTACGTCATGGTAGGCCGGGATGAATAACTCGAAGTCATTACTTACAGTGTTTCTAATGTACATGCTTTAAGTCCCTCTTAGTGTGGTCTCCCTATAGTGTGCCCTAATTGAGCACACCATAAGGATTCCTTCAGTTAAATGCCGTTGGCTCGTCTGCTGTAGTTACCTTCCCAGCCGCACCCAATGATTGACACCGGGGAAGCGTTGAAGGAACTCAGAGACACCTTCTGGTACAAGGCGTTACCAGTCACCGGGAATCGGTATTGACCAGTAGTCGTGGCCTTCTGGCCCAGACGTAGACCAGTAGAACCCACTCGGGCGTTGACCAGATAGTTGAACTCCCGGCTACCGTTGTCGACGCTCACAGTGAACGCTCCGGTGTTCTGATAGTTCACCCACGCTCTACGCAGCTGTAGACGACCAGAGTCCTCAGTGGACGTTGTGCCATCATTCTGCTCCTGCTTGATGAGGAACCGACTGAACACATACTGGAAGTCATACAGGAACCCAATGACGATATCCTTACCGGAGACGTCACCGCTAATGCGGATGTCTGGGGTTGAATCCCAAGAGGAACCCATAGGCTCATACTCGGTGATTTTACCGTCGCTCTCGCAGATTGCCACAGTGCCCTTGGAGAACGACGCACCGTAGATGTCCTTGACGTTCACTACCGTCTGGTTCGTCTCAATGTCGTACGCAGTCTCTGAGATGTGATATGACCGCTTGGCATCCACGTGGAACCTGTAAGGCTCGAACGGGAAGTCGGTCGACTCCTTCTTAAAGTCCACAGCAGCTATCCACACGTTGTAGGCGTTCCGCATCAGCAGGTACATCGTTGAGTTGATACAGTTTGCCGCCATCACCTCCACACCGTCCCCGAAGTCCCAGTGGGACCACGACTGCTGGCGGATGTCCTCATCCATGTAGAGGAACTTGTAGATGAACACCTTGCTGGGAGCACCCTTGGTCAGCACACACGCGAAGTTCTCGGTACCGGACCCGTTGATGCTGTACACACCGTTCGGGATGTAGTTCGGGACGTGGGCCGTCATGTCCTCTGCGTTCTTCACAGAGCTTACATCCTGTACCGCGTAGTAACGCATGATGGACGTAAAGGAGCTGCGAGGAGACGCATAGTAGATGTTTCGACCGATACCATAAGGTCGCGCACGGTCTGACACATCGAACTGGGTGGTCAGGTCAAGCTGCGCAGTCTTAGCGGATAACACACCGTTGGCTGACAGAACGAATTGTGCCTCGTCAGACCACAGCAGAAGCTCCTCAGCGAAGCTCACAGCGTACTTCAGGGCCGACACTCTGTTATGGCTCACAGCAACATCCAGTGGGTCATCGTCCGTGTAGTTGGCCACTGACGGCGGGTAGAACTCGAAGTATTTGCTGGTACGGGACATCACGATGTTCTCCCCGGAGATGAACCCTAATCGGTTCCTGAAGAAGAACACGTCGGTTATCGTCGAGTTCACAAAGGATGGCTGAGGGTTAGTATCGTCGTCACCAGCTCGGCGGTCCTTCCACTCGTGATACCCGAGGTCAAAGTTGCCGTCAGCCGCACGAACCAGTGTCCAAGGCATCGTGTGGTACTCAAGGCCGACCGAGATGTTCCACCCCACGGTTTCCTTCCAGACCTTCTGACCCTTGTCGTACTTAACGTAATACTGGTCAGCGGTCTTGGACGTGTCCCCGACAACCTTCACCATGTACCCATCGGGTGCGTTCAGCGGCAACTTAGAGAAGCTCTGAACGTAATGGGTCACCGGGTTAATCAGCTGGTCTGCGTAGCCATCCTTTGTCTCAAAGATGTCAATTGTGGTGTCTGCGGGAGCGATGCAGTGGATGAACCCTGTTCCCACGTTGAACGTCCACGTAGGGTGTGCCGTTCTGAGAAGAGTCGCTAAGGCCTCAGCGATAGCCTGTGCGTCAACCTTAGGCGGGTCATCCTTAGCGTTATCACCCGGAGGCAGCTGGTGGCTGACCCACACGCCATTAATGTTCACTTCGAGCTTACGACCGTACTGTCCACCACGAACGTTAATGATGCCATCCACGTTGTCCCTGAAGGTACCACCGTTGGTAACGTTCTGGTTCTCGCGGACCTGTCGGGTACGGTTAACGATGAACGTGTAGTCGGCCACGGTTATCATCCGCAAGTTATCCTTAGGGTTGTTGACGGTCACGTATGAGCGGTCACCTCTGACCTGATACTCATAGCCGGACATGTCGAACACCCTTACATCATTCCCTGTGAACACAGCGTAATACTGCTCGAACTCATCTCGGTTGATGAGGTGAATATATGGGTCTTCCCCCAAGTAGCCACGAGGGCCAAGGGACTTGATGAACACCATAGGTGGGCGCTTCTGGAGACCCTCAGTCTCGGAGGACCAACCGTTGACCTGAAGTGTGCCCTGCTCTGGGTACCGTAGGATTTCAGGCTGCTGGCTAATGCCTCCCTTGAGGTTCTTGATTGATTGTGATACGAGAGCCATTTGGTCCTCCTTAAGTTTCTGATTAACGACCGATGAGACCTTGCACGTATGCGTCACCGTCCAGCATGTTGTACTGACCGAAGTCCATCTCGTACTCGTTGCACGCCATACGGGCTTCCATCTCTTCCTGTGCCAGAGAGTTCTCTACGTCCTCCGCTCCGAAGAACCGAGAGTTGAACTGGCGGCTGGCCTTGGTGACAATCCACTGGCGGAAACACTCAGGCATCTCATCGTAGTCCTGAAGGGTAATCAGGGTCACTGTTATTGGCCCAGAGAAGGTATCTGTCCCTGTGGACTTATCGTACACCCAACCACCACGGTTAACGTACTGACCACCAAGGATGGACAGGTAGGCTGGACGGAATGGGATAAGCCCAGTGGATGCATCAGGGGTCAGCGTGGCCGACTCGTTGATGTTGAAGGCCCAACCTTTGGACTGAATCTGGCGGTTAATCCTGTTGAGGATTCGACGGGCGTTCGCTACGTCTGCACTACCATCTTCGTCAAGGGTCGTCACCGGGGATTCACCGATAGCTGCGAGCATCTCGTTGATAGCATCCAGCTCAGCGGCAGACCCAAAGTAAGCATCTTGCATGTTCATATTGTAAGCTCCTAACGAAAAAACCCCTCAGAGACCGTGAGTGGTCCCCAAGGGGTTTGGCTTATTAGTTAGTCACGACCAGCTTAAAGGCCTTCCGTTCAGACCCGTCAAAGCTGACAGTCACCAGAGTTTCGCCTACAGCGATTCCTTTGAAGTACAGCGTGTTGGTCCGGCGAGTGTGGCTGGCAATCCCTGAAGTACCATAAGTTACCTCAAGGCTTGACCAGTCCGTCACTCCTTCCAGCCCATCAAGTGTCACCTTAAGTGAATCACCAGCAATAGCCACAGTCTGTACCTCGTACTCAGGTGGAGTTACCACCCGAGCACTAAAGGTATTTACGCTTAGGCCGCCGTGAAAACCAGCGCACCCGCAGACTCAGGACGCAGGCCACCGTGACCCATCGCGTACTTAGCGATAATCTGGTCAGCCTGATACTCAGCGCGGCGAGCACGTTCCAGAGCGAGGTCTTTCAGCTTGACGGTACCAACAGCGGAACGATGCTGGAACAGGCCCACAACGTTCTCTTTGTTGACTTTACCACCAGTTGCCGGGAAGGCGTGCTTCTGGTTGGTCGCTTCTGCTCCTTCGTCCGGGCGGTCATCACCAGCACCACCAGCGGTCAGGTGCGGAACCTCTACGACTTCGAAGCCCATCACGTTACGGATAGAACCACGCTCAGGGTCAATCAGAGCCGCATAGTTCGCAGCGTTAGGCATCAGAGCCGCCAGAATCGCAGAGTACACGTCCGGGGTGGTGTAGAACGTACGGTCGTTAGCCGGGACGTAGTTCTTGGTCAGAGCTGCACGAGCAATGGTCAGCTGTGCGATAACCGCTTGGCCCAGTTTAACCGGGTCGGTCAGGTCAGCCTTGGTGCCAACTTCCAGCAGGGACGGTTTGCCCAGACCTGCGATGTTCTCGTTGACGGAATCAGCGAGGTTAACCAGACCAGCCAGCTCAGCCAGAACCGCACCATCAGCTGCCATCGCCAGAGATTCACCAATCTGAGAGGTGTACTCGGAGCGCACGTCATAGTGGTTCATCGCATCTTCGATGTCGTAAATCAGCACGTCCGCAGTCAGCAGGCCATCAATGTTAATGGTCTTCTCGGTGTGCTTGATGTCTTTACGTTTGTCATCCAGAGACTCGCCCGGTTGCAGGTAAGCAGCCTTGGTGCGACCAATCACAGGGAACTGTGCGGACTTACCGGAGCTGATTTGACGCTGCATGTGACGGTTGGTGGTCACAGAGGTACGAGCGAATGCGGTCAGGACTTCACCGCCGAATACTTTCAGGAATAGCGCCAGCTTGTCTGCTGCGGATTGACCTTTACCTTGGTTAGTACCGAGCTGCTGTCCACCTTGCATGTTAGCCATGTTGAATCTCCTTATGTTGTTTATACGAAATGTTTTGAGGTACTACTTGAAACGAGGTGATACTCATTGTGTAACTCGAAGCGGGAGGACAGACCAAGACATCGGTCAGACCGAGAGGAACTATCTGTCTCTCCCTATAGTGGGCCCTAATTAAAACTTAGAGTCGATAACCTTCTGTTCCACCTCACGACGATACTTAGAGTCGGTGCGGTAGCGCGGGTCGGACATCGCTTTAATCATCTCAGCTTGAGACTCGAAGCCCACAGCCTTGCGTGGCGCAGGTTTCGCTGGGGTAGCACGTTTGGCAATAGAGCGCTCAGCTTTCTTACCAAAGGTTTTATCACGAGACTGTCCCGCTAGGTTCAGAATCGTCTTCATGGTGGCTACATCACGGGACTCAAAAGCCTTGATGAGCGCCTCAGCACCCTCAGGGTTATTGGTCTGCATGTGGCTGTAGACCTGTTGGAAGCGCTCACGGCCACCCACAAAGTCCATCACTTTCTCTACGTACTGGTTGACCAGAGCTTCCTGACCACGAATGTACGCATCGACGAACGCCTTACTGTAGCCCGCCTCGGCCAGCTCTCGGTAAGACTCATCGGACAAACTGTCTTCGTTCTGGTACTCCTGCTGAATACGGGTCACAGCATCCTGTGAGAGACCGCGTTCTATTGCAGTGGCAACCATGTCGTTAAAGCCAGCTTCGTGTTCTTCCAGCTGCTGAGAGGCTTCGTTGATGTCAGCCGGAGTTTCGCCAATAGGTTTGAACTCTTCAGGTTCACCATTGTCGGTTACTTCCTCCGACTGACCCTCTTCGTCGTCCTGCTGTTCTTCGTCGCCCTGACCCTCTTCGCCATCCTGTTCGTCTGAACCGTCAGCGGAGATACGGACCTGCATACGGCCCTCTTCAGGTTCACCGAACGGGTCCACATCGGAGCCATACGGGTCATCACTGTTGGTGTTCAGCTCGATTGCATCATCGCCATCACGGGCAGCAACATCAAGAGCCAACATGTTTTCTTGGTGCTCCTCAGGTGTACTACCAGTCAATACAGCACTGTTGACACCAAAGGATGCGTATACGTCTGCGTTAGATTCGCCAGCCATTTCAATCTCCTTAAAGTTAAGACTAAGAGGGAAACACGAAGGACTCGAACCTTCTGACCAGACCTCATTCAATCTGGATGTGTCTCCCTATAGTGTGCCCTAATTACATGCCCGGTTGCATACCGACTGAATCAGCAGCTGCGGCCATCGCCTCAGGACTTGAAGTAGCCTGTGCGGCCATCCCTTGACCCAGCGCTGCGGCACCTTGCTGTGTAGCAATCTGAGCACCTTGCTGCGCCATAAGGGCATTCTTCTGCTCCTGAGTGAGAAGCATACCAGCTGTGTCGAGTCCGATAGCGTTAGCGATGCGCAACTTGAGGTTAGCCAAGTTGAGGTCATCATCACCTTCGAGGGCCTTAAGGGCTGACCACGCGTTAATGCAGCGCTCCAGCTTGTCAAGGTCCTGACCACGTCCGATAGCCTCAAGGCCAGTGCTGATAGTTGGCTCGACGGCCTCTTTAGGTAACTCCGGGATTTGCTGCGTGGCTTGTAGTTGCTTCAAGAGCACTCTTACCAGAGGCAGCTGGAGTTCCTGCGAGAGAATCGAGTAGACACCTCCTAGGGTATCTTCCAGCTCTGACGCCACGTACCGAATCTCTTCGGCTGTGACTCGCTCGCCTGTACGTTGTACCGCACTGTTGAGCATAAAGGCATACGANACGGTAAAGTCACCGGACTTCTCCAGCTGGAGGAACTCAATGTCCTGCTTACGGCCCGGTACGAACGCACCAGACTGTGCTGCCGTGAGTCGGCGTACCTGAGTGATACCTGCCGGGTCTACCAGACCGATGACCTTAGCGGTAATCATCGCCATCTTCACGATGGACTCTTGGAGGTTCTCTAGGGACTTGAGGTCACCCAGATACTCTTCCACGTAGGAACGACCGTAGGATTCACCGTCGATGCGGACCATGCGGACCGGAATGTACGGACACTCTTCGAGCGGGTATTCAGCCTCGCTGCCCGGAACCACCTCTTCGGCAACCTCTTCGTACTTCGAGTAGCCATCCCCGGCTTCGTTCAGGTACACGTGGGTGTAGACGTCAATCTCAGCGTCTTCCTTCTGCTCACCTTGAGCTGATTCCACTTGACCACGGACATCCTCAGGGAGAGCGTTAAACGCAATCTTGTCGAGAGTGACAATCTGAAGTACGTTACCGAAAGCGTCTCGCTGGACCACATACGAGTTCAGTCGATAGAGCTTCATCGGGGTGTAACCCTCAGGCTCCGGTAAGTACAGCAGCGCGTTCCCGGCCACACACAGTTGCTTCAAGCACTCAAAGAGAGTCACTCGGTAACTGTTGGACTCGATGTAGTTCATGATTATTCGCTCTACCATTGAGAGGCCCTCATCGACCTTAGCGAGACCCTCAGCGTCACCCAGAAGGTTCTTCGCTTCGTATTCACTAATGGTCAACTTCATCCATGACTGCATCGGGAACAGGGCCAGCATCAGCTTGGACGCTAGGTTGTTCAGACCGCGAGCACCTACGGATTGCCACGGAGTCGTGTAATCTGTTGATGCGTTATCGGAGTCCTTAGGGAACAGCGAGGGAATCGTGTACTGCGCACAGGACTCTGCTCGTGTCTCGTAGGGTTGTCGGTCGTTCTTCAGACGGTCATACACCGCCTTGGCTCCCTCCTCTGCGAAGCCTTCGAGTTTAACTTCTGCCACGGGTCACCTCCTTACAGGTTAATCCCACCGCCTGAGCTGCGGGAAACTGAGAGGGACTTCTTGCCGGACGCTCTGGATTTCTTCTTGCCGGACTCGGTGTCTGCTGAAGACTCAACGTCCTCCACGACCTCTTTCGGTGCTTCCTGAGGTGCGGCCACAGGTGTCTCAGCGGCTGTCTGCACGTTAGGTGCATCTGCTGCCAGACCCACGGCCTTGAGTGGTGCCTTGACTACCTTGGAGATAGCCTTCTTGATTTTCTTGAACAGTCCCATGTTAGCCTCCTAAAGCTGACTTACGGATTTTACTGACGGACCCTGTAGGCTCTGTCGTCTTGGTCACCTTGAGTGACTTACGCCCTGACACCTCAGGAGTGGTGCTGTTTGAGTCCTCGTCGCCACCGTACTGGATACCCTTAGGTTCCTCCGTCAGTGGTGCTGGCTCAGGGACAGTCGTTGTGTCGACCTTAGGTGCTTTCATCTTAGGTGAGAAACACATAATCAATCTCCTTCTTTGAGTGCACGCTGACGGCCCTCCATCTCGTCAAGGACACGAGAAGCCATGTAGTGACCATACAGTACCCCGGAGATGAACTCCTCGCTGTGGCCAGCCTCACGCAGCTTACGGACCTCTGACTGATACAGGAAGTCAGCATTGAAGCGAGACTGTAGGTACTCCTTGACAGCTCGCGGTACGTCAGGAAGGTCATTAGGATTGTTAAGGATGTGCTCTATAGGTTTTAACATTTGAGTCTCCTCTTTAAGTAATCTTTAAGTAATAATCATAATGGGCACTTCCCTATAGTGGGTCCTAATTGTGCCCATGAGTTTATCACTCTGCTTTGTGCTCGACTATCTGCTTGATAATCAAGGCCAACATCCAGAGACCACGAGCGACTAAGCCCATGGTCAGTACGATGAGAATCAGCTGCCCGGTTGCCATAGAGTAATCTCCCCAGTCTCGATGTTGTACTCATCAGAACGGAGGATGCGAGCCATCTGGCCCTGCTTGATTACTTCCGCTTCGGTCATCCCTGCTTTGGCACCAATGGACTTAATGCAGTCCCAGAGCGTCTCTCCCGGCTCAGGAGCGCGTTTCACCCACTTGGTTACCTCTTGGCCCTTGTTCTTGCCGGACTTCAGCACGGACGTTACAGGCTCCACAATGAAGGGCTCCTTGAGGAAGTCCTCAGCGGTATCGCCCCATCCGGGGATGCCACCGTAACCATCGGTGATATCTCCCTTGATAGTCTGGAAGAGATGCCAGTAGTCGGCTGTCTCCTGAGTCTGTACGAGGATGTTACCAGTCGTACACCACAGGAAATCACAATCCGGGATGGTCTTAAAGTCCTTGTCACAGGAGACCAGTACGGCCTTCTCGTAGTTGTATACGAGAGGGTTAGACCCGATGATACCCATCACGTCATCGCCTTCAAGCTGAGGCTCAAGGACGCACGTGTAGGTCTCAAAGACGTACTCAAGGAACTCGAAGTAGCCCACAGGCTTCTTGACGACTGCGCGGTTCTCTTTGTACGTTGGGTCCACCAGCAACTTACGCCAGTTGACACGGTCGGTGAACGCTAGGACAACGTCTGCATTCTTCCACGCCTTCTTGCGGCCCTTGTAGGACTCCATCGAGTTCTCCAGAATCTCACGGGCCTTGGCGTGGTCACAGCAACGGTGCCAAATCTCCTCCTCCCACGAGGCATCGAACTCAGCGGCACTCATAGCTTGGAACACCAGCCAGTCACCATCCATCACAAGGACACCCTTGGCAATCTTCTGGGTTGCCCGGTAGTCGCTGAAGGATAACAATGTGTGCTTACTCATTGGGCACCTCCCTTGGCAACAACCACGACCCGGTTGAACGGACGCCACAGTTTTGACCACGAAGATTCGCCTACCAGCACCTGCTTCTCAGTCATCTTAGTGACAACGGTTTTGTACAGAGTAGATGAGCCACCCCGACCTCCAGTGTCTGCATAGATAATGGTGTCCCCAATCTCTATGGTATTTCCTAAGAAGTCTTTCATAAGCAACCTCCATGTGTCTTAAGGAATTTCACTCCGGCACTGGTAATTTCCCAAGCGCCACCGTTACGACCGCTCATGGTCAGACACGAAATGTGACCACGGCTCGCAGCCTCAGCGACTAACGCAGCGTTGTTCCGCACGTAGTTCGACTGGAAGGACTTAGGGCAGCCCTTGAGGGCCGCCAGAACTTTGAGGTACTCGCTCATTGCTTGAACCCCACTCGGAAGTTACCGCACGACACCTGAGGCTCTCGTAGCTCATCCTTCAGTCGGCCAACAATGGCAGACTTCATGGATAACTCGATGGACGCTTCGATGCCCTCGGTGGCAGCAACACGCGCAAGTTCCAGCTCAATGCCGGATACCTTCTCCCCGTTAGCAATCTTACGGGACACGCTCAGCATACGCTTGGTGTACCCCTCCACGTCCTCACTCGAAGCCACGAACTTCATGTCGAAACTTACGATACAACGCTTGGTAATAGCCATGATAAATCTCCTGTATTGTTAGTGACATACGGCCCAGTTCGGACCCATCTTACCTTCTGTATCCAGACGGCAACGGAACTTAAAGTGTTCCCCAACGTTGCGCATGGCTTGCTGCGCAGTGTCAATCACCTGCTGTGCGATCTCTGGGGTCCGGCAGGCCACTTGTATTTCATCGTGAACCCACGCCATGTAGGCGAAGTCGCCATCCCATCCGTGCTTCAATCCTGCTTTAAGAAGCAACTCTTCAGTCTCGACAATCCACAGCTTACAAATGAGCGCACCCGCTGACTGAAGCAACGTGTTGAGCGCGGCATGTGGTGACCGTACGTGTACCTTTCTTCCATCCAGTCCCTTAATCCATCGTCGTTTCCACTTGACCTTCTGCTCTCCTGCGACCCATCGGGAGGACTCGACGAGGGTCTGCTGGATTCCTTCACGCAACGCTGCGATTGCTGGGGTGTTCTCAAGGAATTTCTTCTTGAGTTCCTTTCCGCGTTCCTTACCTGCGCCCACAATCTGTCCAATCTTTTCGTCTCCAGCACCATAGAGGAAACCGTAGATGAATGTCTTGGCGTTATCACGTGTTGGCAACTCAGCCGCCGTTTGGTTGACTGTGTGGATATCACCGTTGAGAATGACATCCGCATATGCCCCGTCGTCGTACTTAGACATGAAGTGTGCCAGACAACGGAGTTCGAGTCCGCTGGCGTCGATGCCTGCTTGAACCCAAGGCTGTCCGGTAAGTCCATCCAAGTGATGCTCTGCGCCGAACGCTGCTCGACAAGGCTCACCATACGGCGAACGAACGCCCGGAACTTGACCAAGGTTAGGGAAGCTGTGCGTCGCTCGCCCTGTAACTGCACCATTAGGGTTAACACTTCCATGGATTTTACCATCCTCTTGAACGTAACGTAGCCACGCTTTGTCACCCTCAGCCGCCTGACCGATACGCTTCTGTATCATCAGGTACTCTTTGATGAGGTCGATGCAGCGCTGCTTCTCAGGGTCTTCCACACGCACGTGCTCAAGGACCTCGTCGTCTACCTTAGGTGCACCCTTTTCGGTGAACTCTGTAGGTACCCATCCGGCTTCCTTCAGCTTGAGAGCAATGTGGTCTCGGCTACTAGGGTTGAACACAACGTGCTCTACTGGTGTATATGGAGCGCCCTCTACGTAATCCCGAGTGTCCAGCTCGCAGGGTTCACGACCCTCACGCTGAGCTTTGTTCTTGGGTTTCTTGTAGATGGCACCTTGCTTCGGGTACTTCACTCTCGGGTATTTACCCAGAGGCTTCCCGGTGCGCGGGTGCAGGAATAACTCAGTACCGCCTTTAGGTTGGTACCAAGTTCCGAAAGTGTCGGTAAGTGTCTGAAGAAGCTCAGAACGACGACCAGCGAGTTCAACGTAGAGTTCCTCGATGGCCTTGGTGTTGAACGGGAAGCCGTTGCGCTCCTGCTTAGCGAGTAACCAAGCGGCTCGGTGTTCCAACCAGACGGCCTCACAGGAATACTGCCAGAATGTCACAGCGTCGTGCATCCACCAGTTATCCCCACAGCCACCCTCAGGTGGGAAGTAATGCTTGTCGCTCAATAGCTTCTCTAAGAGCACCTTGGTCACCACAACGTCCTGAACGTTATAGGCCATCATTGGCTCGTTGAAGCTAATCCACTCAGCACCATCCACATAGTCCTCTCCCTGTTCCTCAAGGAGCTTCTTGAAGTCGTCCTTGTATTCACCCTTCATCTCACCTAAGCGGTAACCCCACGCCTCCAGAGCGTGAGACCCATAGCGCTTACCGGGTAACTTACCGGAACGCAGCAGGGCCATGTCGGAGTCCTTAATGTTCGCAAACAGCAAACGACTGAGCACCAACGTGTCCACTACGTTCTCACGCGGCAGGTGGAACTCTCGGTTTAATTGGAGCTTGGCCAGCTTGGTTAGCGCTGGAGCATCATACTTGTGACCGTTGTGGAATACGATGAGACCACCACGAGCCACCTCGGCTTCCAACGCATCGAGATACGCTGAGAAGTCCCAAGGTCGATACGATACGTACTCGTCCGTACTGTAGTCATAAATGACACCACAGTGGAACTGAGTGACTTTCTCTAAGAGGTTGTTGGCCTCGATATCGGTTACTAACATAGCGGTCTCCTGTTACTTAACGACGCCCGATGAAATACTCACGCGGACGCACGGTTAACTTACTTTTCTCAATGGCGAAGCTGCCTGTAAGGACGTCAACACCCAGACGACTAACGCCACGGACGTGAGAAACCTGAGCGAACTTGTCACCCACACTGCGGATATATACGGTTCCACCAATGGCACCATCCTCCCACGTTGCCAGCTCACCAGCCTTCAGAGGGGCCTTATAGTCACTCCACTTTGGTGCAGGTTTCTGCCAGCCCTTGTGACCACTGTGGGTCCACCCAAGGTTCTCCAGAATGTGAACGGCAGCGTCACGCTTGGCTTCATAGGTCTTGGCCTCAGCCAGCTCTTTGTTCAGCGCTTCAATCTCTTTACGAATCTCTTCGGGTTTACGCATGGTAATGTCCTCTCAATATGTTGTGTGTGATAATCATAAAGGCCACTACATATAGTAATGACCTTGAGTTTATCACTTAACTTCTGACGCTTCGGCCAGTCTGGTCGCCGNCCTTGTCCTCGCCTACAGCTACAGTTGCGGCCACGGCCACGGATGCCAGCAGTCTAGCTGCTTGAGTATCGTCGAGGGTCACACGCTGAGTATGCGCACGGTTGTCGCTCTTAGCCTTCCAGCGGTAGACCAGAGTGACCTTGTCGTTGCGAACGTTGATGTGAACCTTGCGGCCCCACTGGTCAACAGTGTCTGACAGCTGAATGGTGTTGCCGGGGAATTTAACTTTGGTAGTCATTAGAAGAACTCCTTAAGTTTCTGAGCTTTAGCGGCAACTTTAGCTGCCTCTGCGGTTGCATCCAGAGATGCCTGACGTGCCTTGTCGGCTGCTTTAGCCAGCTTAGCGGCTGCTTTCGCTTCCACCTTTGACGCTTTGTCCAGTGCCTTGGCTTCACGGATGTACAGCGCGATGACCAGACGGCCTAAAGTTTCGATAAGTTTAAACATGATGGTTCTCCTTTCGTTATTGGTAATCAGGGTCAGAGGCGCACCAGCAGTACGCCCCATTGCATTTACGTTTAGTAGTCGTCTTCCTCGTGGCCTTCCCAGCCAGTATCTCCCTCTCCTTCTCCGCCAGTGTAGCTAGACGGTTCAAGGAGTCCGGTCTTTTCGTTGTACTCCATGTACCCCGCAATGCCAACGCCAATACCATTAAAGCGACACTTGAGAATACGAAGGAGGACAAGATTAGGCATATCCCCTTGCTGATTACGCTCAAGTGCAATGATAGTATCAGAGAGCTGGCGCAGAGACCCAGACCCACGCAGGTCAGTAATGGAAACAGCACGTCCTTCTTCATGAGCTTTACCTTTCTCCGGGTTCTTCAGGTGGCAAATAACAATAAGTACCACTCCGGTTGACTTAGCGAACCCTTTCAGCTTGGTCATGAGTCGGTCAATCATCTTGCGCTCGTCGGATTCCTCAGAGGCAGACACTACGATTGAGATGTGGTCCAGAATGATTACGTCACAGTTTAACCCTGTGCGCATGTAGTGCAGCTTGGCCAGCAGGCGGTCTACCTCAGCTTCAGCAAAGGAGTCATAGAGATGGAACTGGTCGGTGCCATACAGCTCATCGAACCATTTGTCATACGTCCCGTCTTCTATCAGCTTCTGCTTNGGCAATCCCTAAGACGTCCTCCATGGTCTCCTCTACGGACTCCTCAAGCATCGCCATACCAACTCGCAGTCCTTGCCCTCTGGCGAACCCTAGGGCCTGCTGGCGAACGAACGTAGACTTACCCATTCCTGACCCAGAAGTGACCATGATGACTTCGCCACCGCGTGCACCCAAGGTTCGGTCATTCAGTCCCGGACATCCCGAGAAAAGGTATCCTACGCTTTGTTCGCTGGTCATGGCCTCTCGCACTCGGTCCTTCATGGACATCGCACCGATGACACCATCTGGTACCCAAGGTGCTGCGTTCCATATCTGGTCGAGAACCTCCTTGCCCTTGCCTTTGAGTAAACACTCGTTGGCATCCTTCTCGGTTAGCACGGCCACGTGGACCTTACCGGGAGGGAGAACCTGAGCGGCTTCCTCAACAGCTGCACGACCGGGTTCATCCATGTCGAACATCAGGATAATCTGGTCGAAGCTATCGAAATACTCGTAGTTTGCACTACAAGTTTTCTTAGCGGCTGACGCACCGTGACCGAGAGAAACCACAGGCCACTTACAGTCCTGAAGTTGCATCACGGTTAACATGTCGATTTCACCCTCTGTGATGACAATCTTCTTGCCACCATTCCATAGGTGCTTACCGAACAGTGCATCCCCTTTGTGGGACCCTCTGGTAGAGAAGTTCTTCTCCTTGTCCCGCAACTTCTGAGAGACGATGGAGCCATTCTGGTCACGATAGTCGGCCACCTGATAGGCGGTCCCTCTGACCTTGGCGACCCAATAGCCAGCCTTCTGGCATGTCGCCTTTGAGATACCACGAGCAGTCAGGTCAGTGTACCGACCGTCACTCTCGCCGAATACCAATAGTCCTGAGCCTTGTGTATTCATCCCGTAATTCCCTCCTTTGGGTCTTCTCGATGATAACTTTTCGGTACGTTCCTCTGAGCCGGGAACCCGGTGTTGACACACGAAGCAATACTCATGCCCGTCAGAGTACACTGAGTTACCATCAGAAGAACCACAGTTTTCGCACGGAGCGTGGAACAGGAATATGCTCTCCTGACCATCTTCTTGGCTGTCTCCGTAACTCATAAAGCCGTCCCGTCAACACACGACATGAAGAACGCTATGAGGAAGGTCACGCCCCAAAGTCCGAGCACGCCATACGCCAGCAGCGGGATTATATCGAAGTCTTTTAAGTTGTTCATAAAATGCCTACCTCATGTAAGACGCAAAGTGCGATGGTACCAACCAATACGGCTATAGTTAGCGTTACGATTGTCAATACAAACATGAAGAATATATCATGTACCTTGTTCATAAGGGTAATCTCCATTGGTGTGGTCAGTCCGGGAATCGAACCCGAATGAAACGCAGCGCTACGCCAAGTGCACCTTAGCCTGACCATAATTTATACAGAATGTGCGACAACAGGGAAACGTAATTGTCTCCCTGTAGTGTGCCCTAATGTTTACCCACGGTCCGAAGTAACCAGTTCGCCCGTTCGCACCCAGCGTTGTAGGTCGAAGCTAGGACAAGCCTTCGGTGCTACATCGTGATGGGCCATGATGACGGCCTTTGGATAGGTTCCCTTCAGTTCGTGGAGAAGTCCCTTCAGTGCGCTCATCTGCTGAGGCGTGAAGTTTGCTTCAGGTTGCCCCTTAGCGTCGATACCACCAACCAGACACACACCGACAGAAGTCGAGTTGTATCCCTTGACGTGAGAACCCACAGCATCTTGGTCACGGCCCGTCTCAACGGTGCCATCACGGCGGATGATGAAGTGATACCCTACGTCCAGCCAGCCCTGCTCTTTGTGCCACTGGCGAATCTCACGGACACCGATGTCCATGGCTGCCTTGGTGGCAGAGCAGTGTACGAAAATCTGAGAGGTCTCCTGTCGCTTAGTGAATTGAACCTTAGCCATACTACTTTGCTCCTTTCTTCTGTTTGAACTTGCCGAACGGTACATCACGCTTCGGCTCCTTCAGCCAGTCTACGGGAATCAATTTGTCGGCAAACAAGATGTTATGCTTCTCGCACCACTCAGCGTAACTGGTGGGCGACCCTTTGTAAATCTTAGTGCGACTCGAAGAGAACACTAACCGGATGTCTAACTCCGGGTGCTGCTCACGAATCAGTAGGTGCTTCTTGCGGTCCTCGGCTTCCCAGAGACCCTTAGTCTCCACGAAGATACCGTTGGGTAACAAGAAGTCTGGAGTGTAAAGGTGGTCACTCGCAGGAATAACGTAAGGGATGCGCCACAATTCGTAGTCGAACGTGACGCCCTTTGATTCTAACTGCTTGGACACCTTGTCCTCAAGGCCAGACCGGAAGGCACCCACCTTCCGAATCCCTTTGGCTCCGTAGCCAGCCATTAGAAGTCATCGTCTTCTTCGGCTTCGCCCTCGTCCGCCTCTTCCTCACCAGACCAGTCTTCCGGGTCTTCCTGAGGTTTACGACTGCGAGATTCGTCCGCTTCGTAACCGCCTTCTACGGCTTCGTCAGCCCAGTCGTCTTCGCCACCACCAAAGGTAGCCAGTTCGACCAGCATCACGCCTTCCAACTGCAACTTAACGGAGGCACCAGCAACAGCGGACCAGCCGTACGGTACCAGCGAGAAGCGAATCTTCACTTTGGAACCGCCGCCGATAATCGGAACGTCCTGAATGCGCTTGCCCTTCGCGTCTACTACGCCCAGAACAATCTTCTTGGTCTCGCCAGTCTTCTTGTCCTCGTACGAACCGTAGCACTTGAAGTTGAACGTGGTGGTACCGTCACCGTTGTCGAAGAACGGCATGTCGCCTTCATACGGCTTCAGAGGTTTCTTACCCTTCTGAACCTTCGGCGGGTTCGCTTCGTGTGCTTCCAGACGAGCAGCGTAGTTTTCCTCATGGGTCTTAACGATGAGGTCTACCAGCTCCTGACAGTCTTCGTTCTTGAACGTTACGGAACCCTTGTAGGTACCGCGTGGGTTCTCAAAACCCTCACCGCCATAGTCCGGCTTGTTGAAGTAAGCATACGGCTCACAGGTGCCAATCTTAGTGGTGTAAATTTTCTTCTTAGCGAATGCCATGATGAATCTCCTTGGTTTATAACAGAAAGAGGGACAACCTGTGTCCCTATAGTGTGTCCTAATGACTATCCGGGCGTACCCGAGTCACTTGGCCTAACTCTTCGTACTCAGCCTCGGCTACTTCGAGGGCCTCCTCAAGAGACCCAGCGTGAACCGGGAGTTCGTACGATGCGTTAGCTGTCTCGACCGTTACGACGAACTTTTGCATCTTCTCGCTCCTTCCACATGTTGTACAGGGTGATGTACGCAGGGTCGAGCGTCTTCTCGTACATCGCTCGGCACCAGTCACTTGGTTTTAGCATCTCGTACCGCCTTGCTCTGCTCCACCAGACGCTTACCGAAGAACTCTACCTTCTCGGCATCATAGAGTCCATCATCTTTAGCGCCTGCCTTTCGTTTACCGAGTGTTCGCTGAGCTGCTCGACGCCAAATGGCCTTGAAGGCGTTACCCTCGGCAAAGTTCATACCAAGCGCTTCGATAATGTCGTTGCACTCTGCGGTATACCCCAAGGCAAATGGAGTGGTGGTATTGGTGATTTCGACTTTATAGTAATCGCTTGAGCCTCCAGAATACTCAGGCTGCTTCACAGCGTCAGACTTTTTGTCGTGATGGTTCGGGCAGGATTTCACGTGGCTCTCGTCACGGGTACCACAGGCTGTGCAGATAGTTTCTGACTGTACCACCTTTGGCTTACAGGTGTGAGGATAACGGTCATCATCAAACGCACACGCCTCACAGAAGGTTGACACTGCTACCTCAGTCATTTACGACCTCCTTGATTCGCTCCCAGAACAGACGAAGGCGCGGCCACTTGGTTACCACAACGGGTACGAAAGGACGGCTCTTAGTCTGAGCCAATTCGTAGAGACCGCGAGTAACCAAAATGTGCACGCGAGGTGCCAGCTCGAAGGTGTCGCCGATACGTGGAATCTTACCGTGGCGCTCGGTGGCTGCTACAGTGCTGCGATCCTCCCGGCGAACCGAGAAGATGCCGTTGGATTTATTGAAGTGTAAGCGCATGGTTATGCTCCTTTAGGTGGCTCGTCATCCAGTGACCACACGAGGGCGGCCAGCAGGAACACGATGATTAGAATTAGGTTGATAGACATTTGGTGTCTCCTATAGTGGGTCCTAATTACATCTTGATGGTAGGGTCAGCCTCAGTGCCGCGCCATTTGTCGAACGACGGGTGACGCAAAGAGCCGTCTGGAGTTTCCTCCATGTACTTGATTTGGCACGCCCAGCCCTCGTAAGGGTTATTCGATGGGTGTTGGTCGTAAGCACACTTGCCAGCGCAGGAGTGATTATCCATACCGACATCCTTAGACATCTGGCAACCATTGGCGCACATGGTGTGGGCCTTAACTTTGTCGGTGAACTCCTCCATAAGTGCCTGAGAGATGTTATTGGCGGAGACCACGCGACCAGACTCAAGGAGGACATCGAAGCCAATCACCTTACCCTCGTTGGAGAGACCGGGAGTTCCCCAGTTGAGTCCCACAACGATGCCGTCAGCTTCATTCTCTGGCTTCAGTTTCCACCAGCCGGACTTCTTGCCGCGCTTGTAGATACCGCGAGGGCCCTTGACCACCAGACCTTCGTGACCTTCTTCTCGTTTCTGCCGGTACAGCGCATCGAGTTCGTCCATGTCGTAAACTTCATGGGACTCTGAGAGGCACCACTCGACTTCAGGGAAGTGGTCTTGCAGGACTGGTAAGGCTACCTTGACGTGCTCAAGGCGTAGGAGGGTCATCACGTTGTAGTCATCACCGGACTCGATAATGTCAAGCGGAATGATATCGTAGAGGACGACTTTGAGGTGCTCTGGGTCTAGGTGGAAGGGTGCTTTCTTATCCTTGAGGTCCCAGTCACCATTGTGGAGGTCATAATTCTTGGCTTTGATGTACTTGGTACGCAGCAGGCCAGACCCGGTGTTGAAGTCCACGCCTTTGACCATGAGTTCGCCATCCAGCATAAAGCCATCAGGGAAAATCCAGCGGTCATCTTTCAGTAACTTCTTCCAGCGCTGGTCGAAACCGTTGAGGTGCTCAAGGGCCGGAATGGTCTTAGAGACCCGGCTGAGCCACGCTGCGTTGGCCTTGTTGTCTACGCAAATGTTCCCGCGCACCCCATCGTGCTTAGTGTCTGCGATGAGGTAGCCGGAAGTCTCCAGCGCCTTCTCGATAGCAGAGCGGGAGAACGATACGGCCTTAAATGGATTAGTCTTAATGTTCATCATGACGATGTCTCCGAAGTGTAGTGTTCATTTAGTGTGCAATAAGCAATCGTAAAGGCCACCGGAATCCGATGACCTTGAGTCTGCCTATAGTGTGTCCTAATTACTGCCAGCTTGAGTAGTCAGCTGCGAGTTTTGCCAGCCAGTCTGACGCTGAGTCAATCGACCAGTGGCTGAACCGCTTACTTATTAGAAGTGACCCGCGTGGCTCGAATACGTTGAACAGCACGGTGTTAGTGAATGGGTCGTCAAGCATGACCACGTGCAGTCCTGTCGTATCCAGTAGTCTACGCTCAGCTGCTCCTAAACGAGACCATTGCGTGGTGCTCCCATCGAAAAGCCATCTTTTTTCAGTAGCCATTTGTTACGCTCCTACGAAGTATTTCTCTTGGTTAACAACGCTGTCACCCTTCGCGTTACGGAAGGAACCCTTCACGCCACCACCGCGCTTTGTCTTGTTCAGCTTGCGACCCTTAGGGATATAGCCTTCAGTCTGCTGACGTTCACGGGTGCGCTCAAAGTTGATTGTGTTCTGGTACATGGTGTTACTCCTGATTGTGATAGTAAGGGACATTCATGAAGGCCACCAAACGTGATGACCTTGAGTATGTTCCTGATAGTGGGTCCTAATTACAGCTTACCGTGGCGGAACTCTATGCGTCCCACTACTTCGCTCTTGTAGTAGACGAACTGCTTACGCTCACCGTTGGTGCACAGCTGGTCTATCAGATAGCGGTCGTCCAGCTCAGTCCAGCGGAGGGACTTAACGTGCAGACCACACGGGCCAAGCCCCAGCTTAAAGAGCGTCTTAGAGTGGGTACCGTCCGGCAACACTGCGGTGAACTTAACGTGAATCAGGTCGGAGACCATCATCAGCTCGTCTTGTGCTTCCTTCAGAGACTTGCGGAGGAACTTCATGCGTTCCCGCTGGTGCTCTCTTAGTTCATTCACATCGCGCACCTTCTGCCTTTCATCCGCAAGTTCGGACTCAAGCCAGCGCACCTGTCGACTGAGCGAGTCTGCCTTGTCTGCCAGTCGTAGGACCTTGCAGGACTCATTGTTAAACGCGGAGTTGGCCTCTCGGACCTTGCGCTCCAGTCGCTCCTCGCTGCGTAGTGAGTTGCGTATGGCGTTAATGAGGAGCGTAAGGGTGATGATTAACAAGATGGTTACAACGAGTGAGTAAGTCATGGTGTGCCTCTTTAAGTGTTCTTTAAGTTAAGACTTTAAGTAATGGAACCCTCGGTCATTCGAAGGTTCCCTATAGTGTGCCCTAATTGCCTGAGACCTTATGCGAACGCGAAGTCAGACTCTAAGATATCGCGCAGATTCAGGTCACCTTTGGCCGGGACCGCTGGCATTTTGTCCAGTTGAGACTCGTGCAGCTGGTCAGCGAACTGGTCGTAGAAGTCAGCGATTACATCGTTGTCCTCGTAGGTCTTGACCATCGTCTCGCGGACTGCCTTAAAGAGATTCCCAGCGTCAGCCGGAATGGTCCCGAAGGAGTCGTGAATCAGAGCGAAGGAGTCAATTCCATAGACCTCGTTGGCGTGCACTACGGTCATGCGCAGGTGGCTACCGTCCTGTGAGTGTACAAAGTTAGGGGCGATACCGGATTCCTGCTTGTGTGCATCAATCTCCGAGTCCTTCCCGGTGTTGTACGTCATTTTGACGTTGGCTTGACCAAGGAATACCAGCTTCAGGCGCGCTTGGTTCTGCTTGCGGTACTCCTGCCACACCGGGAAGCCATCTGGTGTTACCCAGTGGATTGCACAGCGCTTACGCAGCACCTCTTTGGTCTTCTTGTCCTTGACTTCAGCGGCCAGCAGCTTAGCGGCAGACTTCAGCCAGTTCATTGCCTCGACAGCGGCCACTACGGTCACGGTCACAGCGTCCCAAATCAGCTTAGCCATGTAACCAGCCGCTTGGTTAGGGTGCGTAAACATCAGGCCCTCGCCGTTGTCAATAGCAGGATGGATGGTGTCCTCAAGAACTTGCTGGCGGAAGCCGAACTCTTTGGAACCATACGCCAGCGTCATGACCGAACGTTTAGTCACCTTGCGGGTCACACCATATTGCAACCACTGTGCAGCCAGCACGGACTCGCCCAGCGTTACCTTCTCGTGAAACTCACCAGTCTCCTTATCGGCAATCTGCTCGACCACCGTCTGAGACCCGTTGACTGCGTGCTGGTGGAGCACCTCGTTAACCTTGTCGGCCACAATCTTGTAGATATCCTGCACAGTGTCAGAAGGCAGCAGGTTAACCGCACGACCACCGACCAGAGCAGGACCCATCGAACGCCAGCGGCAGAGAACAGTTGTAATTCAGGCCGTGATGCTTAACGCCTGCGTACTCGAAGCAGAACGCTAAGAAACAGAACGGCGAATCCTGCTGGGTCCACCAAGTGTTATTCAGCGGGTCCGCTGCGCTCGCCAGAATGTTGCCCTCGTTCTCTTCGATGAACTTGATGCGCTCAGGGAAGGGAACCTTGTCGACACCTGCACAGTTTGCACCGTGAATCTTCAGCCAGTAGAAACCATCGAGACCGATTGGCTTACCTTTGGCCAGCGTCAGCATACCCTTGGTCATGTCGTTACCCTGTGGGTTAAACATGCTCACAGCGTACACGCGCCCGCGCCAGTCCATGTTGTACGGGAACCAAATGGCCTTGTGGTTAGCGAACTTGTTGGCCTGTGCGACCATGAACTCCATCGACAAACGGCGAGACTGGCGGGCCTTGTCCTTGCGGTATACTGCTGCTGCCTCCTTGCGCCATGCCTTACGTGCCACCTCGTTGGTGTCGATATCGTCCGGTCGTGGCGGCAACTCTTCGCGTTCAATCGCTGGGACGTCACCTACCGGGCAGTGCTTCCAGTTGATAATCTCGTTGACTACCGCCAGAACCTTCTTGTTCACCTTCCACGGTGTGTTTTGCGCGAGGTTAACCGCTTTGTACACCTCAGGCATATGCACATCATCGTAGCGACGCAGTGCCTTCTTGGAGTGGGTACGAACCAGTGCCAGTGGGCGACGACCGACTGACCAGTAGCCACCACCTACGGTTTCCACCCAAGGTTTCGGAGGGACTACGCACGGTTGGTGCATCGGGCTGATGCCCGCGAGCGCACCTGCTCGTTTGCTAAGGAGTTCAACGAAGGCCGGAGCCAGCTGGACCATTTGCATACTGGTCACATCGTCAGAGCCATCGGCCATCTTGTTCTTGGTCATCTCCACCAGACCAGTGCCCTCGATGAGTAGCTCCAGCAGCTTGGTACCTACGTGCATCTGCTCGTCGGTCTTCCAGCTCGCCCAGTTGTCGCCGCCCAGCATCCCTTTGGAAATCATATCGGCCTCGACGACCTGCATGAAAGCCTTCTTGTACACGTGGCCTACACGCTTGTCCAGCTGGTCCGCTACGTTCTTCTTGAAGTAGGCGGCTTCCTGCTCACGGATACGACCGAAGCGGGCCTCGTCCTCAAGGGCCTTGCCTAACTGTGAGGACACCTGCTGGATGGTGGCCTTAGAGGCGTCTGTGAGCGTCCCTAAGACGACCTTAATGGTCAGCAGTGCGATTGCCTCACTGGACACTCCGCGCTTCTCTTTGAGCACCTCAGCGCCCATGCTAAGGGCTAACTCTGAGGGAACACCGTGCTTAATCGGGTAGTATGCGCGAGGCTTCTTACCGCGAGCGTTTGCTTGCTCCTCCTTCCAGTCGTCAATGCGCTTGGTCAGCTGTGGGTGCAACGTTAAGACCAGCGGCTTAGCGGCCACGTTGTCGGCGAACTCACCAGCTTTCACCTGACGTTCTAACATCTTCAGGAAACGTTGTTCGCCCAGCTCGTACGCTTCATGCTCCAGTGCCAACTGCTCACGTGCCAGCTTGTCCCCGTAGTGCTCGCTGAGGATGTTGTACGGAATAGCGGCCAGTTCAATCTCGGAGAAGTCATTACGTGCAATGTTTAATGCGTTCATTGTGTGCCTCTTTGTGAATAAAGTTTATCTATTGGTGCCTCACCGTTCGGAGACACCTAAGATACACCTCGTTAGCCCATAAGTCTACCCTGAAGGTAGTTGTCGATTGGTAGTGGCTTGCCCATTTGTATCGCTAGGCCGGGTCCCACCTGCCATGCCAGTACCCTCTCCTCGATTTTCGCAAGGTCGTACTTGAGGGCCTCGGCGTTAATCCGTTCGCGCTCCTTACGCCACCTAGCGTGTGCCTTACGGCTTTCTCTACGTGCCTTGTTTGCCTTACGACGTGCGATGCGCAGCTCCCCGTTCGGGTCACGCTTAGCCTTGTTGCGCTTACACCGTTCAATCATCTTGTCGTGCGCTATCTTCTCTATCTCTGCGAGAAGCACCTCAGGCTCCAGCGAGAATGCCTCGCGGTCCCGGTCCGCTGAGAATGACACCGGGTCGGTAATCACTGGCTTGCCGTCTTTGGTGAACATGATGTTGCCGCTGTGCATATCAAAGGATGCAATTCCATAAAAGAACTTGCGAATCATCTGACACGTCTCAATAAACGGCTGGTCAGTCTCCGCGTAGTCCTCTGGGTCCGATTCATCCTCGACGAAGTAATACGCGAGGTCTGCATAGTGCTCGTGTGTCTCGTTGGCGTGGCGCTTGCATGGTTCCAGCTCATCCAGAACCACCGTATAGCACCCAGCGTGACGCGCTACGTGATAGACGTTAGGTATCCCTACCCGGCCTTGGTGCATCCGGCAGAAAGCCACATAGGCGGCCCCTGAGTCCTCTTTCTTAAAGCCAACCTTAATGACCCTACCCGGTAGTAGCTCGTGCTTAAACGCTGCGCTGAAGTGGCCATTGCCAAGCAGGTTAAACCCAGCGTCTTTGGCCTTAATCTTCAGGGTTTGCCAGTAGTCCTGACGTTCCAGACCCCAATCGCTATCCGTATCGTCACCATCGGACGTCTCACAGTTCACGATGTCTGCGATGAGTGCAACCAGCAGCGGCTGGCGCTTGTCGAGTTCACAGATTGGCAGGTTACGGATGACGTCTAAGCGTTCTTGCATGTCGGTGTAGTTCATTAGGTTGTTTCCTTATGGTGTGTTAGCGTGCTTGGTTATTGGTATGAGAGGAGTGTGAGTCTGGCCCACTTGACGGCTGCTGCTGCTTGCCGTGCGGTCATCTTACGGTGTTTCGTTAAGGTGCGCTTGGTTAGTGCATCGGATGCGCCGTAGGCCATTACCAATTGTGCGGCCCGTATGTTCTTCAGGTCAATGCGTTGCGACATAGAATATACCCACCTTGTTTGCCTTAAAGCGGCCATTAGGTAGCCGTACAGTAAAGCGAGGCAGCACGCCCCACTTCATGTAACTGAATGATGCTTTGTGTACCTTGAGACCCTTGCGAAAGTCCCGCACAAAGTACAGGACAATCAGGGCGTACACGCTAATTACGAACATGGTTATCATACATCACCTTATTTGTGCGGTAGGTTTGCGCTAGGTGCATCATCAGGTAGTCGTGTGGTCTGCCCATTGAGAGCAGCCAGCGGTAATGCCTTAGGTCTGCCTGAGTGAGTCCGTACTTAATCATCACACCACCTCCCAGATAGTGCCGCTGGCGTCCACGCTGTAGCATTCACCCTTAGGTGCATCCACTTGTTGCAGTGACCCGTTGAGGCGCTCCGCTTTGTACGCTAGGCCCTCAGGACACGACATAAGGGCGGCACTGTGCGTTTGGGACTTAATGACCAGTGCACAATCTTGCTGATACGCTCGGCAGACAAGCTGTGTCAGGTTGATACACTCCTCACGTGTCCTGCAAGCCACCTTGACGGTGCGCTCCTCAGTGGCTACGTCTTGCCCTGCCTCACGGAAATACCCAGTGATGCCTGTCTGTACAATCTCACCGTACATCCCAAGACCATTCATAATGTCCCGCTTGAGCTGATTATGTCGTGCAAGGTTCACCACATCAGGGCGGTCAGCACGTGCAGCCGATACGTACATGTAGAAGATGTTAGCTGGCTCTTTGGTGTAAATCATGATGTGTATATCCTATCGTGGTTGCTAGATGACTAGCGCTAGTGGTTATCAGCGTGGCTACTCTCAGGGTGACAGGACGTACCTTGCCAGAGACCTGAATGTAACCACTAGTTAAACACTATTGTCATGGTGTACATATCAGCTTGACTAATCCATATTGTTAAAGAGCGGTACTTCGTGAATCTGTGGTGCATCTTACTACTTGTTCATCGTTGAGTCAACCACTTTCGTATGTCCGGTTGATGACTACTTGAGACCCTTCAGCATCCAGCTAGTAACTCGAAGTATGCTAGTGGTTGGTAGCGTTGTGTCTCTCAACGGTTGCTAATGTCTCATAACGGAATCTGAATGTCAACACCTAAAGTTAAACTTTTAGTTAGACCTATAGTGATAGTGTTCTTATTGGTAATGTTCTCTTAGTAATACTCTAAGTGTCTCCCTATAGTGTGTCCTAATTGATTATGGTGTTGACACTGACCACCAATAGCCCTTATAGTGATGACTCACCGATATCATCTTGTCCCGCTCTCAGTGTCTCAGGGACTGCTAAACGAGATACTTACCGACTCTCTTAATGTGACCTACTAACAGTCACTGCTAAACGTTAGTCAAACGGTGAACCTCGTGAGCAGTCAGCTCACCTAAGGTATATGGTCTCAGGTATTACCTCAGGTGGTTACCTCAGGTGTGACTTAATGAGTACCAACAGATAGGGACACAGAGACATCAACATATAGTATCCCAAGGGTCACCACAGCCCCAACATATAGTATCACCCAAGGATTCCCATCAGTCCCACCTAAGGTTTAACCTTCGGTTAGGGTGGCCTATGGTTACTTTGAGTGAACTGGAGGGTACCGGGGGATAACCAAAAGTGTAAACTGTGAGATGTACACTCAGAACTTTATGCAATATTCTTAAAGGTAACCTCAGGTAGTCCTCAGGTCATTGCATAGACCCGTAGGTAGACCCAGTGAATCACCTAAGGTTAACTTTAAGTATTGACTATAGAGGGATGNAGTGAAGCCCCAAGGGCACCAGCAAGTACAAGCAGAAATCGCCAAGTAGTCCTATGGCGCAGTAAGGTTAACAATAAGCGCATAGGTCCTCCTTATGTTGGCTCTTAGTGTCTTATAGTGAGAGGGTGATATTATCATCACTACCCTCTGCCTTTAAGGAGACTTAAAGTGAATAACTATATGAATGAATCTTTAAGTTGTCTTATAGTAAGTCTTCAAGGGTCTCTCCCTATAGTGTGCCCTAATTCCAAGTGTCTGTTATACATGGAGTTTCCTCAAAGTGGCCTTCCGTGGCCTAATGAATCCTTATGCACAATCCCTGCATAGTTACCATGCGATGAACATAGTGTCATCCCCATCGTCTTCCCATCGGATGTCCACACCGTTGCTACTGGTGGCCCGGAACTGGGAGATGTTACTGAGGGGCTTCTCCATGTGGTGCTCCAAGAACTCCTGAAGTACCTCAGCCTCTATCTTCACAGCGTCCTGCTGCATCGTAGAGCGTAGGAACTCGACACCCAATGCTAACGCATCAAGGCGGTCATCGTGTGCCACAGCGCCCTTCTCACGGCTCATACGGGTCATCTGGTAGAACAGGCTGTACTTCAGGGCGTGCTTACCGTCTGCATCACGTGCCGTCTGGTAGTCCTGTCGGATAACCTCATCACGGATGACCAAGCGGTGACTTGCCAGTACAGGCTCAAGGGTATCGCAGATACGTACCTCTTTCATACCACGGGCACGAATCTCTTCGAGTTGCGCTGGGTGATGCTTCAGGAGCACAGGCTGGAACACGTTACCGAACATACCGTCACCGAAGTTGCTCTCAAAGACCACAGTCTGCACCTGCCACTGTTTGGCTTTCTTAGCGAGGAACTCAAGGGACTTCTCTTCGTACCCACGAGTACCGCCAGCGTCCATCAAGTAGATGTAACCGTTGAGGGTGTACAGTACGCACCAGCCAGTCTCATCCTTACCGCGACCACTGGGGTCAATGACCAGAATCTTACCCTGATACGCACCAGTGTTACTGGAGGCTGTGTGGAAGGAGTAAATCTCGTCACCCTTCATGCCCACGTTAGGAAGCTCCTCATTGCGGTTCTGACGGTTCGGCAACCACTGGTAATGCATTGGGGCCTTGTCCGCCTGTAGACCGCACACGATAGCATCACGGAGGCGTAGCGGGTACTTCTCGGCATCACTGAGGTTCGGGTTAAGCATGAACTGAAGCGTATAGCCAGCCTTGCCGTATTCCACCTCACGTTCCTGAAGGTCCATGGAGTCGAATCGAACCGGGTCAGTAGGCTGACTACCGAGACCCTCTTTGTCCTCGTCGTACTCACTGCGGAGCATCGGAGCCAGTCGGTCGCCATAGTACAGGTCTTCCTCTTTGGAGCGAGGATACTGTGCAGGCCAGATAATGGTGGAGTACCCACGGTTGTCCTCAAGTTCCTTGTATAGCGTCATCTCGGTCTGAGGGGTACCCAGATAGATAACACGACTAGTCGGCAGAGGTTTCAACAGTGCGGCGAACTCCTGAACCAACGTCCAGAGTTTCTCTCGGGCACCTTGTGTTGCAGAGTTACCGGGAATCTCCACGTCATCCGCAATGATGATATCAGCACGGCTACCAGTAAGCTGACCCGTAATACCCACAGACTTAACTGACGGGCTGTGGTCCGGCTTGGCAGGGCCTACATCAAAGCTAATCACGGAGTCACGCTGACCGGGGCGAGGCTTAAGCTCACTCAGGAAAGGCAACAAGTCGATGATGTTCTTGATGAAGATGGAGTTAGCGTCCGCACGTTCCTTCGAGGCTGAGACAATCAGTATCTTTAACTGAGGGTCACGCCATAGGGTCCACACTACGAACGCACACGTGATGAACGACTTCCCGATACCACGGAAAGCCTGAAGGATAAACTTCTTGTTCTTGGGGTCTGCCAGACACTTGGCCATGTCGATTTGACATTTGGTTGGTTCCGGCAGGTTCAGGGCCTTCCAGAGCACGAAGAGAAAGGCGACAAAGTCACCCTTCAGTTGCGCAATGATTAAGGCGTTCTTGGCTTGCTGAGAGTTACTCAATGTTCACCTCCTTTCCCTTGCAGTTTGCGGATTGTGTCCTGTAGGGCCTTCTCCTTGAGGTCGGCCTTCTGGGTTATTGCGATAAGACTTCGAGCAGTTGCTTCGTGTAGTTCGACGGAACCATCAACGAGGCATCGACCGTCTGGTCCTGCGGCGACACTGGTAGGTTTGACTCTGACGCGCAGCCGCTTATTGTCGCTACGCAAATCAGCAATAATCCTATCAGTGCTGCCCTCCAGCCCCTCAAGGTCTGCTTGGTACTTAGCCGATACTGCGTCAATCGCTTTCTGAGTTTCAGCTCTAGCCGTTTGCTTCTTAACGTACTCATTCTGTACTACCTCCTTCCATTTAGTGTCCGTAGATTGCGACCCCAAGTGCCACCCGAAGGCAAACACCATGATAGCCACAAGATACGGGACGATTCTCTTTGTGAACTCCA